ATATTGTCTCTATAGCAAAGATGTTGGGTTATACACCATCATCTGTTCGTTCTCCAACAGCAAATATATCAGTTCAAGTAAATGATGCAACAGGTTCTATTTTAACATTGCCTAGAGGAACGGTTTTTTCTACTTCAATATCAGGAACATCATATCAATTTTTAACTTTACAAGATTACACAATTACACCTACAAATGGTGTTTATCTTTTTACTGATGTGGATATTTACGAAGGAACTCTTGTTACTTTTAGATATGTGGTTGATTCTACCGATACAGATCAAAAATTTATTATACCAAGTTCTAATGCTGATGTTTCAACGTTAGCAGTAGCAATTCAAAATAGTGCAACAGATACAACCACAACAGTTTTCAATTTATTAGATATCGTAGTTGAAAATGATACTATACATCCTCAAGTATCTGGTGGTTCTTCAGTTTATTTAATACAAGAAGGTGATGAAGGAAAATTTGAAGTTTATTTTGGAGACGGAACTATAGGTAAAAAATTGGATGATGGCAATATAGTTATACTTCAATATGTTGTAACAAATAATACAGCCGCTAATGGTGCTTCTAGTTTTAATTTAACTAGTACTGTTGGAGGATTTTCTAATTTTACTATAACAACAAATTCAACAGCACAAGGCGGTTCATTAGCAGAATCAAAAGAATCAATACGCTACAATGCTCCATTATTTTATAATGCACAAAATAGAGCTGTTACTACAACAGACTACGAAGTATTAACAAGAGATATTTACCCTAATGCTTTAGCAGTAAGAGCTTGGGGTGGAGAAGAAGATGAAAATCCTGTTTATGGCACCGTTAAGATTGCTATTAAAGCGGCCAGTGGTTCAACATTAACTACAAAAACTAAAGCCGATATTGTTAAAGGTTTAAAACCTTACAATGTTGCTTCTGTAAGACCTATAATTGTTGATCCTGAAATAACTTATATATTATTAACAAGTAATGTTAAATTTGATTCTCGTTTAACTTCTAAATCTTCTGATACATTACAATCCGATATTATTAGTTTGATATCAAATTATAATGATACAACATTACAAAGATTTGATGGTATTTTCAGATATTCGAAAATTGTAAATTTAATTGATAGTACGGATAAGAGTATTTTAGGCAATATTACAAAGTTAAAAATTAAAAAAACATTTAAACCTACAATAAACACATCTGCAAAATATAATATATATTTTAGAAATTCTTTATTTAATCCTGTTACAGGTTATAATTCGGTTAATGGGGGTATATTGGAATCATCAGGTTTTAAAATAAACGGAGATACAACTAATGTTTATTACTTAGATGATGATGGTAATGGAAATATTAGAAGATATAGAATATCAGGTACAGGTTTAAGATCGTATGTTAATAATACTCAAGGTAAAATATATTATTCAACAGGTGAAATTATATTAAATTCTTTAAATATAACAAACATACAAGATATTCGTGGAGAAGCATCTGAAGTAATAGAAATCATTGTTAAACCAAAATCTAATGATATTATTCCTGTGAGAGATCAAATTATAGAAATAGATATTGCTAATTCAAATATAACAGCTGAAATAGATAATTTTGTAAACGGTACGTCAAACTCTGAAACAGGTTATAATACAACTTCTAGCTATTAACATATGGCTAATTTTAAAAATAAGATATCAAATCTTGTAAATTCTCAGGTTCCTGAATTTGTATTACAAGATCATCCTAAATTTGTTGAATTTTTAAAAACATATTACATCTTTATGGAATCTGCCTTGTTAGAAGTAACAAGTGTTGAAACAACAGATGGAATACAATTAGAATCTCAAACAGGTCAAACTAATCTTTTATTATTAAATGGTACAGGAATATCTTCCGATATTACTATATCAAATGATGGAGATAAAATAATTTTAGAAAGTTCTGCTTTTGGTAAATTTACTAGAGGAGAAATAGTAGTAGGACAAACTTCAAAAGCAACTTCTACTATACTTGCTGAAGATTTAAATAATAATAGATTATTTATCACATCACAAGATAAATTTATTACTGGCGAAACAATACTTGGTCAATCATCAAACGCTAGTGCTGTTGTTAACAATTACAAACCAAATCCAGTATCTTCTATACAAGATTTATTAAATTTTAGAGATCCTGATAAAGTCATAGATAATTTCTTTTCTCATTTTAAATATGAATTTTTATCAACCATTCCTGATGAATTACATTCAACAATAGACAAAAGAAGTTTAGTTAAAAACATTAAATATTTTTACGGATTAAAAGGCACTAAAGAAGGACACAATTTATTATTTAGAGCATTGTTTAATGAAAAAGCAGAAACGATTTATCCAAGAGAACAACTTTTAAGAGTATCCGATGGTAAATGGAATACAAATAAAATATTAAAAACAATAAATTCTTTAAGCGATAATGTAGATACACATGATTTAATAGGAAGAACAATTACTGGTTCTGTTTCAGGCGCAACAGCTATAGTAGAAAATGTATTTGTTTCTATTGTTAATGATATTTCTATTTCGGAATTTGTTTTAAATGTTGAAAGTATTTCGGGTACTTTTTTAGTAGATGAAGAAATTTACGGAACAAAAACTGATGAAGATGATATTTTATTAATGTCGACCGTAACTGGTATACCAACTTCTTTCGTTATTACGGATGGAGGTTCTTTATATAATAGTCAACAATCTGTAAAAATTTCAGGCGGAGGCACTGATTGTATAATACAAACAAAAACGATTAGTTCCGGAAAGATTTCAAATGTAATAATAGATAATCCTGGTTTAGGTTATTCAATTGGAGATGAATTAGTATTTGATAATACAAATACAAATGGAGGCGGAGCCGCAGGATTTGTTAAAATTGTGAATGGAGGATTATTAACTGAAGATGAAGATCGTATAGTATTAGAAGATTATACAACAACAGGAGATCCTTATACAGGAAATGTTATCGTGCAAGAAATAGGAACAGGTGTTTCTGAAATTACAGATGTGTATCTTTATAATCGTGGTTCAAATTATACAAGTTTACCTACTGTAACTGTCAAGAGTAATACTGGAACAAATTCTATTTTAAAACTTTGGAGCGACAGTATTGGAAAAATAATTGATTTAAAAATTGTAGAACCAGGTATTGAATATCAAAATTTACCATCACCAACTCTTACATTTTATGAAAATTTAATTTTAACAAATTTGACTAGCGTATTTGTGATAGGTGAAAATGTAAGTAATAATTCAACTTTAGCAACTGTTGTAAGTTTTGATTCTGATACTGGTTTATTAATTTTAAAAAACGCTACTGGATCTTTTACTTTTAATTCAACAATATCGGGCAATTTATCAGGCGCATCAGGAACAATAAGAAAGATAGCACAAGCAACGGCAGATATTGTAGTTGGTTCAGTTTTGGATATGGATGGATCGTACATAAATCAAGATGGATTATTAGATGAACAAACAATGAAAATTCAAGATAGTTTATACTATCAAGATTTTTCTTATGTTATAAAAGTTGGCAGATCAATAAAAGAATGGAGAGAAGATTTTAAAAGAACTGTGCATACAGCTGGATTTTATTTTAGAGGTCAGGTTGATATTTCTTCAAAATTGAATGTCAAAGTTAAAACTCCTATTATAGGCCAAATATCGGAAGTTGTAAAAGATCCTATTTTCTTAATATTGAATACATTGTTCACAACAGTATTTGGAAGAAGATTGGGAACCGTAGATGATGGTACTACTTTAAGAACTAATCCATCATTAGGTTCAGGAGAAGATTTTGATACATCAACTTTGTCTCCTTTTTCTAATACAACTAGAGATGTTACTTTATATAGACAAGGTTTAAAAATTGATTATCTATCAAGAAAAAGAGAGAATGTTGGTGATGTTACTATAGTAAAAGGATTTGTTTATGCTGGACCTAGATATGAAACTATCAATAGAGAAATATTTAGAACTTTTGCTAAAACAACGGATACTAATTATTCTATTGCAGAATTAAGTAAAAATGTAACTTTTGGTACGAATACTTCTTATGATGGTCAAGATAATACACTATATTTTTGTTCATCTCCTATAACCAGAGGTATAAAAACAAAATTAACTATGCCAGCTGAAATAACAATTACATCATAATGAGTATAAATATCTTGTATAAATATAACTAAAGAAACTAGAAATTATGCCAGCAATTATAACAAATAAGTTTAGAATACACAATAGTGAACAATTTGCGGAATCTTTTTCAGAAGCTTCACCAACAGTTTATTATCTAGGAATTGGTAGACCTCAACCATTTGACACATCTACAAGAGGAGATTTGAGAACAGAAAACGAAGGAACAGATACAACAGCTATAACTCCTTCAGACAGTGTTTATGAAGAATTTAATACTTTTCAAGATTTACTTGCTGTTAAAAAAATAGTGAGTTCTGGTGTTTCTTATTGTATACCAAGAAGAAATTGGATTACAGGAACGGTTTATGATTATTATAGACATGATTATGGAAATTACATTCCTAATTCAACAACTCCAAGAACAGCTAATAGTGGAGCAACAACTTTATTTGATTCAAAATTTTATATTTTAAATTCAGAAAACAACGTTTACAAATGTTTAGATAATAATAATAATTCAGCATCAACTTCAGAACCAACAGGAACATCAACTTCAATAATTCAAACAGGAGATAATTACAAGTGGAAATATATGTACACATTATCTTCAACACAATTATTGAATTTTTTATCAACAGATTTTATGGCTGTTTCTACAAATTCAACAGTTTCATCAGTAGCTGTTGATGGAACAATTAATATTATAAAAATTGTAGATGGAGGTTCTTCAGGAACAAACGGAACATATACAGGAATTCCTATCAGAGGTAATGGTACTGGAGGAACAGTTACAGTAGGTGTTTCAGGTAATGCCGTTTCTTCTATAACAATAACAAATGTTGGATCAGGTTACACTTATGCTTATATAAAAAATTCTGATATAGTTTCCGCAGGTTCAACAGGATTAACTGGATCTAAATTAGATTGTATTATTGGACCTAAAGGCGGCCATGGTTTTGATGCTGTAAAAGAATTGGGTGGATTCTTTGTAATGTTAAATGTAAGTTTAGAAGGAAAAGAAACATCAAACACAGGAGATTTTACTTCTGTAAATGATTTTAGAAGAATAGTATTAATAAGAGATCCTAAATCTAATGGATCTGCCGCATCTTCAACAACTTTAAGAGCAACTAAAGCTGTTCATTTTGCCGCATCTCCTACTCCAGGAACATTTTTAGTAGATGAAACAATCACTCAAGCAACAACGGGCGCTACAGGAAAAGTAGTTGAATGGGATTCTACAAATAAAATATTATATTATATTCAAACAAGATTTAACAATGCAGGTTTAAATAGTAATGGTAATTTGGTTGCATTTAGTGGAGTAAATATAATAACAGGTTCAACTTCAAGTGCTACAGGAACTCCAAGTTCTGTTGCAAGTGAAATTGTAAATCAAGTTACGTTTACAAATGGATATGTTATTTCGGAAATTGACGCAAATAGTGGTGATGTATTATATATTGAAAATAGAGCACCAATAAACAGAGCTGCGGATCAAACTGAGAATATTAAATTAGTAATTGAGTTTTAGGTAGAAATATGCCAAGTCCAACAGACTTTAACCAATCACCTTATTTTGATGATTATAATCAGGATAAAAAGTTTCATAGAGTACTATTTCGTCCAGGTTATGCTGTACAAGCAAGAGAATTAACACAGTCTCAATCGATACTTCAAAATCAAGTAGAAAGAATATCCGACCATCTTTTCCAAAAAGGTGCAATGATAATTCCAGGTGAAATTGGATTTGATCTAAATTACTATGCTGTTAAATTAACATCTAAAACATATTCAGATATATCTTCATATGTTGGTAAAAAATTAACAGGAGTATCTTCAGGTGTTGTTGCTACATGTATCAATGCAGTTGCAACGGACGGAACAGATCCTGATACTTTATATGTAAAATATAGTTCTACAGGTACTAATAATTCTTCTATTGTTTTTTCTAATGACGAAACTATAAACGCCACAGAAATAGATGGTGTAACAACTTTAGCTACTGCTGTTGTAAATACTACTGCTACTGGTTCTGCTGCTAATATTGCTGCTGGTGTTTATTATATTAATGGATTTCACGTATCGGTTTTAGAACAAACAATTATTTTAAACAAATATACAAATACGCCAAGTTATAGAATTGGTTTAGAAATTGAAGATAGTGTTGTAACTCCCAATGATGATTCTTCTTTAAATGATAACGCTCAAGGTTCTTCAAATTTCAATGCACCTGGTGCTTGGAGATTTAAAATAGATTTAATATTATCAAAAAGAACATTAGCTTCAACAGAAGATGCTAACTTTGTAGAATTATTAAGATTATCTAACGGTATTAGACAAAATCAAGTTACATCTACAGCGTATAATGTGCTGGAAGATACTTTAGCGAGAAGAACTTATGATGAATCTGGAGATTATACGGTAAAAGATTTTGATATAGATATGAGAGAACATCTATTAACAGGTAATAATAGAGGTATTTACACCTCACCTACAGGAGATGCAAATCTTTTAGCAGCTGGACTTTCTCCAGGAAAAGCGTATGTAAAAGGTTACGAAATAGAAAAAATTGGAACAACTTATGTTGAAATAGATAAAGCTAGAGATTATGCTACGGAAAACAATTTTAAAACAAGATTTAATTTACAAAATTATGTAAATGTTACAAATGTATATGGTACACCTGATATTGGTTATTTTTCTGGTGATGTGGAAGCATTTAAAAATGTAAATCTATTTGATACTGCGACTTCTGCAAGAGGAACTCAACAATCTACTACTGGTGCAAAAGTGCCTCAAATTGGTAGAGCTAAATCAAAAGGTTTTGAATTAAATAACGGAACTGCCTCATCATTTATTTTTGCAAGTTCTAGTTTAACAAGTGCTGTTTATAAACAATATCTATTTGATATAGAAATGTTTACACATTTAAACGTAACTACTGCACCGTCATTTACAGATGGAGAAAAAATTACAGGAAGCACTTCTGGCGCTTATGGTTATAAACAATCTATTACATCTACTAAATCAGCAACAATTTCAGCAGTTACAAAAGCAAATCCTGGTGTTGTAACAGCAACTGCACACACATTTAAAGAAGGACAACAAGTTACAATTTCAAGTGTTGGTGGTATGACACAATTAAATGGTAATGTTTATACTGTAAGAAATCCTGCAACTGATACTTTTGAACTTTATTCAACAGACGGTACAACTAAAGTTGATACGTCTGGTTACACAACTTATACATCAGGTGGTACAGCAACCCATGGTGTTATAGTTCTTAATAACGTAACAGGAACATTCATAGCTGGAGAAACTATTACAGGTGCTACATCTTCAGTTACAGCAGTTATTCAATCAAACGCAGTTAATTTTAAAGGTGTACAGAAATTTGATTTTTCGCAAGTAAAACAAATTGGTATGGCCGGTTCTCCTACATTTACAGCCGACACATCTACGGATGCAACTTATGGAGAATCTTATCAATTATATGGAAATTTTTCAATAGCTAATAGTGGAACAACAGTTACTGGATTTGGTACACTATTTACTACAGAACTAAGAATAGGAGATTCTGTTACATTTACTAATGATGCAGGTTCTTCAGTTACTCGTATAGTAGAATCTATTACATCTAATACAAATTTAGAATTTTCTGTTGCGGTTGGTGGAAGTGATGTATCAACTAAAACAACTGGATTCAGAAAAAGAACTTTATTACAAGGTTCAAATTTAAATACTTCTATTTTTAAATTACCATACAAAAGAATTAAAACTTTAAAAACAACTTCTAATAATGGTTCTTCAGATACAAGTTTATATATAAGACGTCATTTTACAGCAACATTATCTTCGGGATCAGCTACAATTAATTCTGGAACAAACGAAACATTTGTTAGTCTAACAGAAAAAGATTTTTCAGTATCAGTAATGACTGGTGCAGGTTCTGGAACTACAGGAGATGTATTAAGTTTATCTGGTAATAATGGAAATGGTAATCCTATATTTACACTAGGTGGTTCTCCAACAGGAAAAACATTAACATTAGATTTTGGTTCAGCATATTCAAATTCTAAAATTAAAATACTTGCAACAGTTTCAAGATCAGTTACTAATGAAAAATCTAAAACATTAAATGCTGGAGTTACTACTGCAATTTCTAATCAAACTACAATTCAATCAGGAGTTATAGGTTTAGGTAAAGCAGACATTTATAAAATAAACAGTATTTACATGTCTCCAGATTTTAGTACACCTGCTACTACAAGTCATACTGATGTTACTTCAAGATTTAATTTAGATAATGGACAAAGAGATAATTTTTATGACATTGGTAGAATAAAATTAAAAACAGGTGCAATAACTCCAACAGGAAGATTATTAATTAATTTTGATTATTTTTCTCATGGTTCAGGAGATTATTTTAGCGTAGATTCTTATTCGAGTGTAATAGATTATACAAATATACAAAGTTATACTTCTGATACTACTGGCACGGTTTATGATCTTAGAGATTGTTTAGATTTTAGACCAAGAGTTGATGATGCTTCTACTGTAACAAGTGCTACACAAGATAGACAATATAGCGGATTAGGAGCTTCTATAATAGATGTAGTTCAATTTAATTCAGATGTAACTGCGGATTTTGAATATTATTTACCTAGAGTTGATAAAATATTTTTAGATAAAGATGGAAATTTCAAAGTTTCACAAGGTTCAAGTTCTTTAAATCCACAATTACCTAAAAATATAGACAATGCTATGCAAATAGCAACTGTGTTTTTAAATGCTTATACTTTAAGTATTACAGATTTATCTATACAAAAAGTTGATAACAAACGTTACACTATGAGAGACATAGGTCGTTTAGAAAGTAGAATTGCAAATGTAGAATATTACACTCAATTATCTTTATTAGAATCTAATGCACAATCTTTACAAATACAAGATGCTGAAGGATTTGATAGATTCAAAAATGGATTTATCGTAGATAACTTTACCGGTCACGGTGTAGGTGATGTAACAAATTTGGATTATAAAGTTGCTATGGATATGGCCAATGGTTTGATGAGACCAACATACAATTCAGATTCTGTTAAATTTATTGAAGCTGCAAGTGATGGAACAACAATAACAGAACAAAAAAGAACATTAAACAATTATCAAAAAACAGGCGATTTAATTACATTACCTTATACAGAAGTTACTACAATAGAACAACCTTATGCAAGTCGTTATATTAATGTAAATCCATTTAACGTATTTACGTGGGCAGGTTCTGTCAATCTTGATCCTTCTAGTGATGAATGGAAAGAAACTAACAGAGTTCCTGATTTAGTAATTAATCAACAAGGTTCTTTTGATACAATGGTTGCTAATTTAGGCAATCCTAACTTAAAAGATATAGAGGTTAGCACAGTATGGAATGAATGGCAAGATTTTTGGGCAGGAACACCTGTAGAAACCACAAGTGCTGGAGATGCTTACAGAGGAAGAAATGCAGAAGCTGGAAACGGCAGAGGTGCCGGCGGATGGACAGTTTTAGCTAGAGATATTACAACAACAACAACACAACAAATTTCTCAAACAAGAACAGGTATTAGAACAGCTATAGTTCCTCAAATAGTTCAAACATCATTAGGCGATAGAGTTTTAAGTGTTGCTTTTATTCCTTTTATTAGAAGTAGAACAATTAATTTTACTGCAACAAGATTAAAACCTAATACTAGAGTTTATCCTTATTTTGATAATGTTTCTATTTCATCTTATATAACACCAACAGGTGGTTCTTTAGGAGGAAATTTAATAACAGATTCTAATGGTGCTGTTTCTGGAACATTTACAATACCAGATCCTACTAACGATTCAAATCCAAGATGGAGAACTGGAACTAGAGTATTCCGTTTAACAAGTTCTTCTACAAATGATATGACTGAAGTAGAAACTTCAGCAGAATCTAATTATGTAGCACAAGGTTCTTTAGAAACTGTACAAGGCAGTGTAATATCTACAAGAAATGCTCAAACTGTTAGACAAACGGTTACAGATACACAAAATATTGTAAGAGCTTCTACAAGAACAACACAAGAAATTATACAATGGATTGATCCTATTGCACAAACTTTTTTGATTGATGATACAGGTGGAGTATTCATTACTTCTATAGAAACATATTTCAAATCAAAAGATGCAAATATACCTGTTACAATGCAAATAAGAGAAGTTGTAAATGGATATCCATCAAGAACACTTGTACCATTTGGTGAAGTTGTTTTAAATCCTAGTCAAGTAAATATCAGTGATGATGCAACGGTTGCTACAAAATTTACTTTCCCTTCTCCTGTTTATTTACAAGAAAAAACGGAATATTCTTTTTGTTTATTAAGTAACTGTAACAGTTATAATGCCTTTGTTGCAGGTATTGGAGAAACACAAATAGGTTCTGATAGAACAATATCTGAAAATCCTTATGCAGGTGTTTTATTTAAATCTCAAAACGGTTCTACATGGACAGCAGATCAAACAACAGATATAAAATTTAAAATTAATAGAGCAGAATTTAATAATGATATTGGTACAGTTACACTAGTAAATAATACTTTACCTACAAAAATTTTACCAAACAATTCATTAAGAACAACAAGCAGTTCAGGAGTAATTAGAGTATTCCACAGAAATCATGGTATGCACGGAACAGGAAATAGTGTTACTATTTCTGGTGTTGCTGCTGGAACTTATAATGGTATTGCACATACAGCGATTAATGGAACATATACAAGTATTTCAAATGTAACTTTAGATAGTTACGATATTACAACTGCTGGCACGGCTACTGCATCTGGTGATGTTGGTGGTACAACAGTTCAAGTAACTCAAAATAGATTATTTGATGTTGCAAATTTAAATATTCAAACTTTAACAGTTCCTGGCACATCTATAATTTATGGTATGCAAACCACATCTGGTAAATCTATACATGGTTCTGAAACAGAATTTAATTTAACAACTTTATCTAATGCTTTAAGTATAATTCCAGGAAGCAATATATATTTTACAGCACCTCAAATGGTGGCTAGTCAAATTAATGAAACTAATCATATGAGTGGTTCTAAATCATTATTTGTCAATCTTTCTTTATATACTGATAATACAAAAGTTTCTCCTGTAATTGATACATCAAGAATGAGTATGGTTGTAGTACAAAACAGACTAAATTCGCCAACATCTGGTAATACACCTAATTTTATTGATGCGACAGCTCCTTCAGGATCTTCATCAGCTGCAATTTATGTAACACGACCTGTTATTTTAGAAAATACTTCTACAGCTTTTGATGTTAGACTTACTGCAAACGTAAGATCATCTTCTACCATAAAAGTTTATTATAGAGTTACAGGTGCATCTGAAGTTAGAAATATAACAGATTTATCTTGGACACCATTTAATACAGATGGTTCTGAAGATATTGCTGTAACTCCAGCATTGAACGATAATACATTTAATGAATACAAATATACAGCAAGTAATATTACAGGATTTACAGCATTTCAAATTAAAATAGTATTAAAAGGAACTAATTCATCATATCCTCCAATTGTAAAAGATTTAAGAGGAATTGCATTAGCACTGTAGGAATTTATGAGATTAAAAGTAGAAGGTCATGATTCATTAGTTAGAGATGTTAGTTCTAATGCTATTATAAACACATCTAAAGCTGATTATGAACTTTATTTAAAAAGAGTTAAATCAAGAGAACAACAAAGTGATGAAATAAGAAATGCGGTTAAAGAAATAAATACTTTAAAGACAGAGTTAGAAGAAATTAAAGTTTTATTGAAAGAGGTTTTAAAAAAATAACAAATGGCATATACAATAATTAATACTACAGATACACTAGAACAAATGCGAGTTAAGCTAAACAACTTGACTACAAATGATTTTGGCAATCCTGCTTTATTGGCGCCAGCTGGTATTGCATCAACTTCTATTGTTGGAGCTGTTGTTGAATTAGCAGCAATTGCTTATTCAGCTGCAGGTTGGACGATTAAAGATTCTGTAAATACTACACAAGGTATTGGTTCTGGAGAAACATTAACCGTATTAGGTACTACAAATCAAATTAATGCTGTTGTAAGTGCAACGGATACTTTAACTTTAAGTTTACCTACAAATGTAGTTATATCAGGTTATTTTCAAGGCAGTAACTTTTCAACAAATTCAGGAAACATAACAGCAAATGGAACACTACACACTTTAGGTGATATAGAAATTTCTAATGCAACAATTAGATCAATTGCAACTAGTTTGGTCACTATTAATGATTCTTTGACAGTATCGGGAACTACTCTTACAGCAAGCAATTATGTATCTTCAGGAAACATAACTATCAATACAGATAAATTTGTAGTTACAGGTTCAAATGGTAATACTTCTATTAAAGGAACTTTAGGTGTAACTGGATTAACTACAAGTTCTGGATTATATCTTTCTTCTGGTGCTATTGATTTTGAAGGTGCGACCAGTAATGCTTTTAAAACAACTTTGACGGTTGTTGATCCAACAGCAAATAGAACTCTTACATTACCAAACGTAACAGGTACTATTGTTACTACAGGCGATGTTGGAACGGTTACAGGCACTATGATTGCTGATAGTACAATTATAAATGCTGATATTGCCGATAATACGATTAGAGGTGCAAAATTAAATGTATCTTCTGATAATGTAACATTTGGAACAGTTACAGCTTCTACATTTACTGGAACGGCATCTATTGCATCCACTATTTCTTTGACCGCTGATAATAGTTCAAACACGACAAATTATTTAACTTTTTCTTCTACTGCTACAGGAAACCAAAGTTTAAAAACAGATACGGATTTAAATTATAATCCTTCTACTAATGTTTTAAATACCACGGCTACTGCAGCAAGATATGCCGATTTAGCCGAGATTTATGAAACGGATGAAGAATATGAAGTTGGTACTGTTATAATGATTGGTGGAGAAAAAGAAGTTACAAAATCTTTTGTTGGTTGTAGAGCAATTGGTGTTATATCAGAAAGACCTGCTTTTTTGATGAACGCAGAAGGAAAAGGTCAACCAGTTGCATTAAAAGGTCGTGTTAAAGTAAAAGTTTCAGGTCCTGTTAAAAAAGGAGATGAATTGGTTGCTGGTAATGACGGTTATGCTGCTACTATTAGTGAAGAATTTACAAAAGTATTTGCGATAGCATTAGAAGATAATGACAAAGGCTTAATCGAGGCAATTATACTATAATTTAATCGTACTAAATATTACAGTATGATTGATGCTTTAACTGATGAAATTATGTCTTTTTCAAGATACGAAAACAATCAAATAATTTATATAGATAAAGAAGGTAAAGACTATAAAGTTAAAGAAGAAATAACTTATGGTACTTGGATCAAAACTTACAAAGATATTTCTCATATAAAAGTTGAAGGTTTAGAAGATAAATCATTTCATTTAAAAATATTAAAAGATTTTAAATTAAATCATAAAGTAAATAGTGTTCATTTGTTTTACAATCAATATGGTGGATTTTCTTTTCCTGAACATGCAGATGACACAAACGTTCTTTTATATGTTGTAAAAGGTTCTAAAAAAGTATATGTAGATAATCATCCAATTATGTTAAAAGAGGAACAAATGATTTTTATACCAAAAGGTGTAAAACATAAAGTTGATAGTTCCGAAAACACTTGGGCATTAAGTATAGGATTTAATTAATGAATTGGATGTTTTATTTAAAGACGACTGAAACTTGTCAACTAAATTGCAAACACTGTTTTACTAGTGGTATAAATGGTAAAAAGATTTACTTTGATCATTTCAAAACAATAGATTTTATAAAAAGATTTAGACAATATTTTAATAAAGATACAGATTCAATTCATTTAGATTTTCATGGGGGTGAACCTTTTTTGGCACCAGTATCTCATATGAATAAAGTATATGAAGAATGTAAAGATTTGTGGCCTAATATGTCATGGGGCATAACTTCAAATCTTGTTTTAAAATTAAAAGAAGAGCACTACCAATTTATAAAAGGTCCATTAAACAATAGAATAGGAACTAGTTGGGATCCTAAAATACGTTTTGAAAATGATACTCAATACAATTTGTGGGAAAAAAACGTAAAAGATTTATTAAATAAAGGTGCCACAATTAAATTGTTTATTAGTGTAACTAAAGATACTATTGCTATGGAACCTATTGAATTATTAAAATGGATTAAAGAATTGGGTGTACAAGAAATATCATTTGAACGATTAACGGGTAATGGTAACGCAAAATTACATCCTGAGATATTTCCCAACAATATAGAACAAGATAAGTGGTTTCTAAAAATGCACCATCAATCCAAAGAGTTTAATTGTAGGAGTTGGTTTGATAATGATACTTTAGAAATTATATACAGTAAATTTGAAAAAGGATTTTTAAAAGGAGGTACGTTTTGCCGAGATTGCGAACAAAAAATATTCACAATAAATGCCGATGGAACAATATCAGGGTGCCCCAATTCTGCACCAGAGTTCTCTTATGGTACAATAAATGATGATATACAAACCATTATAAATAGTCCAGTTAGAATAGAAAACATTGCTTGTGAAACGGCAAGAAATCCAATATGTTTTTCTTGTGAAGTTTTTGAGTTTTGTGGAGGTGATTGCCACCAACTTGCTTGGCAAGATGATATATGTGGTGCACCTAAAAGTCTAATGAAGGAACTAAAAGGCAATATAAAATATGACAACATTAACTAATCCAATAACACCACAAAATATAGTGGATAGATTTAAAGATTTTGTAACTGATACGGCAAATTCGACTATTATTTGGGGAACAAATAATAAACCTTTTTCTCAAATGCCTGATGCCACGTTTGCAGGTACAACTGATGGAACTACGATAACAGCTACAGGTTCTTCTATAGGTTCTACAGGAAACACCATTACAGCTTCTAATATTGTAAATGCTTTACTTACAGAAACAGCTCTTTATACTAACATAAGAAATTTAAGAGCAGTATTAAATGTGGTTCTTAGTTATTATGGTGGTAATTATCCTGGTGGTGGTGGAGTAATTTATGATCAAACTGCAAAAGCATATTTAAATACTGATTATAGACAAACGTTAAATACTGTTGCCTCTACAAATGTGGAATCAGAGAAAATAATATCAGCAACAAATTTAGAAACATTTTTTACAAATTTACAAACGGAGTATAGTACACAATCGGTTAATACTGCAACAATACAGGTGGACGTATGTCATGCGAGTTGTCATGGAAATTGCCACAGCAACAGAGGAAGAAGATAATGCAAACAATTGAAACAACAGCACCAATATCGATAGAAAATTTAAAAAAGTATTTTACAAATAAAGATACTTTTTATGTTATAGATTACACTAAGAGTGAAATGAAAGGTTCTAAATTGTTAACATATCTAAGTAATTTAGATTTACCTGTAGATATAAAAGAACCGGATTTAGAATTAATAAAAGATTATTTTAATAGTATTTCATTAGTAAATATTAATTCATTAGAAAATATTACAATTAATGTTTTGTTACAGTACAAAGGTTTAGTTAAAGAAGATAATTATAAAAATTTCATTCAAGAAAATAAAGAAATAATTTCTAAATGGTCTGATAAGTTGGATAGTTTAACAATATTCAATGCGTATATGGTAAATTCTGATTTACTAAAAAATTATGCACAAACTTTTCCTAAAGATGAAACAAAAGATTTAACAGGTGTAAATTTTTTAAGTTTATTAAAACATGAAAGATTTTATTCATTTTATAATGTATTAAATAAAAATTTAAAATTTTATACTCATTATTTTACTGATTATATGTTTAGAGGTAGAAATTTGTTTAGTTTTTGGGGCAATCCAAACAATCCAATGTTTTTATTAACACTAGCAATATCTCAAGGTAAAAATAAAGATTATATAACAGCAAAACAACAAGATAAGGAAATAATAAAAAATGTTGCATCTATTTAGAAAAATTTATTTAGAACACGATATTAATATAGATTTGGATAAAGATAGAATAGTTGTTTCTGAACAATGTGGCGTGCCTAATTGGAATGTATTAGATACAATTGGACTTGGACAACTTATATTTTATGGTAAAAATTTGGATAATTTAAATACTCCGGTTTCTTTTCTTGAATTGCTTAATATACTCAATGAAAGAACAAAAGAAAATAATAAACCTATTTACATATATGCTGATAAAAATAATTATTATAAAATATTAAGTCTTTGGTATAAAATTATATTACCTAATGCCACGGTTAATGATGTTATAAGTTTTGTAAAACTATTTTTTGATTATAAAAATTTTTGGAAAATATCAAGATTTTATAATTTCAAAAAAATTTGGTCTACATCGCCTGATTGGTTATTTGATAGAAATAAATTAGAAACTGAATATAATTCTTTAATAATTAATCGTGATGATTATGAAACTTTTATTAATGAAAATGTTGGAAAATTTAATATAGAATTATTATTAGCTTCTTATTTATATAATGGTTCGAGAAAAGAAGAATTGAAAGCAATTATGATTCCTCTGTTAAGAGAAGAACTTTCAAAATCTTTATATGGAATAAGAGAACATTTTACTTACTGCTTACTTAATAAAAAATTTTTAGAAAAACTGGGAATTGTACATACTATTGATATTAATAATATTTTAGATATTCTTGAATACGATAATCCTATAATTAAAACATTTTATCAAAATAATTCTGTTTGGAAATTAAATTTTTTATCTCACGCTGCTTATGACATTATGAATAATTGGGGGTCTGATTCTATGATTTCTTTCGAAAATATTACAGATGAAGATATTTTTAATATTAAACAATTTTTAATAAATATTGGAATTTCAGAAACAGATTCGGCTGGTATGGAATGGCGTTATTTGTTAGATCTTATTCCTCTTGTTAAGTCTAATACAATAACTGATGAACAATTAGATCAATTAATAAATCATCAAGAATCACAAGAAAGCTTAGTTACCACTGGTACTTTTTATAGCATAAGTTTTCCTACAGTTAATACTTACTTTGTGCAACATATTTTTAATCAATTTAATGAAGATAATACAGAAATTTTGGCTCCATATGTTATATAAAGGTGAAAATGCAAGAAGATATATCATTCTACAAATTAATAGATAATAAAGTTATAGACTGGTCTGAAATTGTTTTATGTTTATTTGAACATTGCAATTTATCATGTGCTTTTTGCCCACAAGATCATTCAAGTATATTGGGTGCCTCAGAAGAAGAAATCTTAAATAAAGTTCCAACAATAACCCGTTACATTGAACGAAACGATAGATCAAAACATTTCATAATAAACACTATGGGTGGTGAACTGTTACAAGATACATGGACAGATAAAGGCTTCTTAGATATATATTCTAAATTTGTAAAACAAGTTAGAGAAAAAGTTTCTTCTGATAAAACTGTTGTATTTAATTTTGTTACCAATCTTGTATTTGATAAAACAGATTTAATCGTAGATTTTATTAAAAAAAATAATATCATATTATCAGTTTCTTATGACATTGTAGGTAGATTTAATACACCTGCATTAGAAACTTTTAAAAAAAATATAGATATTCTTAAATCACATATTAAAATGATAAGTTGTGTTTTGACAAAACAGAACATTGAAAAAATAGTTGCTGGTGATGAATACTTTGATTATCTATATAATAATTTTGAAATACATTTTGATTCATTATTACCAAGTGTAACTAGAAAAACAAATGTCTTTATGATGCCTGCTGAATCAGAAACATTTAAATTCTATAAACTATGTGTTGACAAATATCCTAAAATGTTAAACATAGAACCATTCTTAAATGGCAAAACAAATAATAGGATGGGTTGCACTAAAGGCAACAGTTTAACAGTAATGCCTGATGGTAGTATACCAAAAGGCTGTTCTGGTGCAGTGTTATTACAAGATTCAAATACAAAAGATTTGAGTGGTACTAAAATTATTGAAAACTTTATGAAAAAATATAATTGTTTTGAATGTGAGTTTTTTCAAAGATGTCCTTTTACCTGCTTTATAAAACAAGATTTTAAATTTATTGAACATGATATGAACGAATGTGTGTTTAAGGAAACATTTAGGTATGCTGATTCAAAAAAATAAAATAGCATTTATAAATCCACCACATACTGATTGGAGTTTAGCAAATAATTTAACTTATTTGCTGATACAAAGTCATTATAGAAGATTTGGTAAATATTATGATAAATTTGAATGGTTAGAAGCTCCTTATAAATTTAATAAGTACAAAGATATAAAAGATATATACAATGAAATTCCTAATGCAGACATTTATTTAATTAGTAGTTATGTATGGAATTATGATATATGTGATTTGTTTGCTCAACATGTTAAAAAAATAAACAAAAATGCTTTATGTATATTAGGCGGTCCACATATAGGTACAAATGAACCTGAGTTTTTAAAATCAAGAAAATTTTATGATTTTATATGTCAACCTACAAAACCTGGTGAAGTTTTTATAGAAGATTTTCTAAATTCTTATATAGACAATAACGGCAAAGTTAATAAAGAAGATATCAGTTGGGAAATGAATAGTACAAAACAAACTAAATGTGGCCTGCCTGATTATTCAATATATGAAGAACATTTTGATTATGTAAAAAAAATATGCAATTATTCAAAAGAACATAAAATGGAAGCATTTATTGTATTAGAAACTACAAGAGGTTGTCCATACAAATGTGTGTATTGTGAATGGGGTGGCGGATTAGATACTAAAATTATAAAGAAAAAAGTAGATATTGCTAAGAGAGATATTTCTGCTATGAAGCGTGCTGGTTATACAAGTGCATTTTTAACAGATGCAAATTTTGGAGCTTTTGAAGAAAGAGATTTAGAAATATTTAAATTCGCATGGCAACAAGGAGTGCATTTAACAGATATATCTACAATGAAATCTAAAGATTTAAATAGAAGAAAAAAGTTAGTTGATTGTTGGTTTGAAATAGTAGGACCTAGAGTTGAACCTAAAAATTCTAAACAAAGTAAAAATTTTGAATATTGGAACTTAAATGAGGTTGATAATTATATTTCTATTGTTCCTACTGTTTCAATTCAAAGTATATCTGATGAAGCAATGAAAGTTGCTAAAAGAGTTGATTTATCATCTAAAGATAAAATAGAACTGAGTAAACATATAGAAAAACAATGTAGAGAAAAAGGTTATCCTGTACCATCACTAGAATTAATATTAGGAATGCCTGGTTCAACATTAAAAGATTTTTATGATGAAATGGAAATTATATGGAATTTTAAAGCACTTAGTAATAACAGACACGATTATATATTATTGCCAGATAGTTATATAAGCAAAAAAGAATATTTGGAACAATATAAAATTCAACCTGTAAAAGTATATACTGATTTGGTAGATGATTCTGGTGTAGACAATGTACATAGTTTATATAAACAAAAACAAAATTATTTCTATACAATACAAAGTTGTTATAGTTTTACCAAAGAAGAAATGTACGAAATGTTTTTTATGAATCAAGCTTGTAATAAATTATTAGAATTGATATATCCAATGTTTGAAGAAAAATTAACACCTGGTAATTTTTGTAAAGAATGTTTTGCTATAATAAAAGAATTACCTGAGTATAGTAAAATAAATAATTATATTATAGATTTATACGATATTAATACTCCTCCAAAAAGTATTAAAAAAATAAATGGAAGATTTAGAACTGAAATTATTGATGAAATGGTTTTAAATAATAAACATATTATAATAAGTGAGATGTTTAAAAAATGGATTTAATAATTAAACCTACTGAGTTATGTAACTTTAAATGTACTTTTTGTTCTAGTACAAAGATATCCGAACATAGAAAAGATGAATTATCACATGAACAAATAATTACATTTTTAAAAAGATTTCCTCAAACGAGAACAATTATAGTTAATGGTGGGGATCCTTTAATGATGGAACCAGAATATTATTGGAAAATTATTAAATGGTTAGATAAAAATAATTATAAAACAACACTTGCATTAACAACCAATTTGTGGCCATTTTACAAAAAACCAGAGAAATGGAAAGACTTATTTAATAATGAAAGAGTGGGTGTAACTACTTCGTTTCAATATGGAGGTGGCCGCCTTAAAGGAGATTATTCAGAATTTACAGAAGAAGATTTTTGGAAATGTTCAGATACAATGTTAGAGCACTGTGGTTATAGGCCAGATTTTATATCTGTTATAGTACCTGAAAATGAAAAAGTTGCAATTAAAAATGTAGAACTTGCAAAACGTATGAGTGAAGATGTTGTACCTGATGGTACATTACACAACTTTACACGTTATAGTAAAACCGGCGTAGAATGTAAATTAAACTATGCAATGGCCAGCGGTGAACAAGGTAAACCTTATTTACTGAGTAAAATATATCAAATCTATGTAGAGATATGGAAACGTGGTCTTGCGCCTTGGGAATTTAATACAAAACAAATGATGCAACGATTAACTGGTGGTAGAACATCATGTCCTCAAAATCGTAAATGTGATAGTGGTATTCGTGCATTAAATCCTAGTGGTGATTATTATTCTTGTGGTTCGTTTGGTGATGATAAAGATAAATCAATAGATTTTAATAAAGAAATGAAGGGTGAGTTTTTTACGCCATTACAAGATGATGTTAATCTTATTAGTATGAAGAAGGCCTGTTTTACTTGTCCTATGTTTGAGATATGTAATGGTTGTAGAAAAACAATTAAAGATTTAAAACAACATAATATGGTAGAAGAACATTGTAAATTAATGAAATCTATTGCACCAGATATACTTAAATCTAACAAACTAAATATAGAAGTAACACCTTATATAAATGAAAGTATACTATGAGAGATTTATTAATAACTTCTTCGTATCAAATACAAGTAGAATATAATAACAAATATATTCAAGAGCAAAAATATTTAATAGATCAAAAAAAATTAATATCTGAAAATGAAGTATTAAATTATAAACACAAAGATGGTAGAATATATGCTTCTGATTCTGACAAAGGAGGTGATCTTTATTTAGCAGTAAGTGTTAGTCCTTACCATCCTAAGTTTGAAGAACAGGTTGAAGATGGTATTAAAGATATGGTTTTTGCGTTTTTAAATAAAAATTATATGACTGTTAGTAGTTGCGAAGGACATTATAAAAATTTTAATTCTTCTAATGTTGTATTGGCGTTTCCTTATTCTGAAGATAGAGACATTGTTGTTGAAAAATTAAAAAATATTCCATTTGTAACTTTTGAATTTTTGGACAGAATAGCTAATGTAGAAAGTTATAAAGATAAAGATGGTATTATGAAAATTAAAAGACTAAAAATAGAAAATCATTCTTATGAAGCTGAAGCTGAAAGCATTAATAAATTGTTTTTTAAAAAATATAAAAGATATTATTTTTTAGAAATTAGATTTTTTAAATACAAGTATGAACATATAGAGTGGCCTTATAGTTATCATTTTTTTAATTTTTTAATACCATTAAATGCTTTGTTTGTTAATTATTTAAGAAAAAAATATGAAAAACAAATTAAAAATATAGTTATAAATATAATTAATAGTAAAGAGTTTTTAGCTTATGACAAATAATATGAATGAAGGTATGAATTATTGTTGGCCAACGACTATATTGAAAGACACCATTGTTGATAAAAAAATATTAGATGGTGTTGTAAATCATATTTTCTCTAATTATGATTCAGAACAATTTAAAGAATCTTTAGATATGAAAGACGGAAATTTATTTAATGATAAATATTTTATTACATTTAAAGAAAAAATTGTTATACCTTCTTTTAAAAAATATTTAAAATTACAAAATCTTAATATTGAAAAAAATTTTCACACAAAAGCTTGGATAACAGGTAGCAAATCTTCTTATTCTATGCCCACACATAATCATTCCGGTTCTCATTTGAGTGCTGTATTTTATTTATTGTGTGAAGATCAAAATCAAGGAGGTGGATTAATATTACATGATCCTAGGCATAACGCAAATAGAGGATATATTTCTGAATTAAAAGATTGGTTTAAGCCAATAAAATTTTATCCCAAGTCTGGAGATATAATTATTTTTCCAAGTTTTTTATATCATAATGTAGAACCTTTTTTTGGAAAAATAAGACTTGCTATGCCTATAGATTTATTTTTAATAGATGAATAATATTGAACAACATAAATCTAATTTTCTTACAAAAGGATTTACTGTATTTAAAGGTAACAAATATACTGATCTTGTAAATCTTGATACTATTGAATGGAATTTTCCTGGTACAGATAACGACTATCATCCTACTGGAGATACTAAACAATTAGATAAGGCCTTAATGGCCATACATTTTAATATTTCAGATAAAATAGTGCAACCCATGTTTGGCGAACATGTTATGGGAGATCGTCAGATGTGGGAAGGCATTTATACAAAAGCAAGTGAATGGCATAATGATATAGAAGAATGTGATTTCTTTTTTATACTATATTTTTCAGAAATGAAAAAATATAAACAAGGAGAAATACAATTTAAAACAGATAAAGAAATGTGGACATTTTATCCAAGTGTTGGTTCTTTGGTGTTAGTTAATAATGATACAAAATTTAAACACAGGGCAGGTAAAACAGATAAACAGAGAATACAAGCATCTTTTTACTTTAATTTAAACAAATGAAATCAATAACAGTATCAATCAATCCTAGTTATTTTTGCAACTTTAGATGCAACTTTTGTTATCTTACACCTGAACAATTGGGAGATCAAAAAAAAATACCACTAGCAATACTTGATCAAAGACTTAAAGAAATTAGTAGAGTAAGAAAGATTGATTGGGTAGATTTATATGGTGGAGAAATAGGTGCTTTAAAGAAAGATTATTTTTATGGATTAAAAGATGTTATAAGAAAATACTATAAAGATAAAATCAATATTATAACAAATCTTTCAATGTTACATGAAGGTTTTTTTGAAGATGATTTTTATTTGGGGGTAAGTTATGATTTTGAAGCAAGAGAAAAGTCTGATTTGGTTTATAATAACATGTTTCATAGTCCTGTGCCTATTGCGGTATTAATACTTGCGAGTCAAAAGGTTTTAGAAATGGATGTAGATGATATGATACAAAAAATGAATTTATGTTCTAGTATAGAAAGTGTAGAGATTAAACCGTATTCAATAAATCAAGCCAATTCTCAACCTGTTACTCATAAAGATTTTGAATTATTTGTTAAAAAATGGATTGAAAGTCCTATTAAAAAAAGATTTGATTTTATAAATGAAGGTAATATAATTAGGAGTTTAAAAAAAGAATATAACGCATTTTCAAACAATCATGTTTATATAACACCTAATGGAAATTTTGCTGTGTTAGAATTTGATGAAAATGACAAAGAATACTTTTTAGAGTTAAATTCAATTAAAGAATATGTAAAATGGGCTGAACAAGAACCTATCAACAATGTTTCAGATATATGTAGAAAGTGTAAATATTATGGCCATTGTTTAACGGAACATTATCGTTATGTAAAAGATTTAGATAATGGTTGCAATGGATATAAAGGACTATTGGATTACTATGCACAAAGAATGGAAAATTAGACAAGAATTATATCATAGAATGGTAACAGATCATGGTGATGATCTTAATAAATTACCAGTAGAATTTTCTAATGATATAGTTGAAAATGCTGTAAGATATTTTTACAATAAAGATATGCCTTTTATATATCCTTCTAAAAGTTATGTTGTGGCTATATGTTATGCTTATTGGTTATCAAAAGATTTTGATGAAGATTTTTATGAATTATTAAATGATGGTGATTTGTTGTATCGTAATGATTCATATTTTAAGACTTATGATGCAGATATAAATACTTATGATAGTATATTAAATAAAATTATGCCTTTAGATGAAACTAAAGGTATTGTTCCGGACATAAAAGAATATTATAAGAAAGAGTTTTTAATAGATGAATCTTAATTTTGATTATCAGTTTGATGTGCATAAATTTCACGAAATAGGATTTAATGTAGGAATATTGCCTTCTGAATTTGTACAAGAAGCAAAAAGAATAGTTAGTAATACAAAATTTAACACAGATGCGCCTGCACCTCATTCAGCAACTTGGATGCAAATACCTAAAGGTTTAAATTTAGAAAAACATGGACTTGGTGAATTTGGATATGAAGAAAATTTAAAAGATTTATATTGTTACAATAATGCACCGCATCATCTTAAAAATTTAGCAAACGAAATAGTATCTTTAAAATTTTTTGAGCCATTAAAAAAAAGTTTAGTAAAAGATCAACATAAAGATACATCTTGGTTGCGTTCAATAAGACCATTTACTTATGGTTTATGGAATAATACAGAAACTTTAGCATGGCATAATGATAATTATGATAGTAGTTATATGGTTATGTTAATGTACTTTAATGATTATCCTGAATGGAAACCTGAATGGAAAGGTCAAGTTTGTTTTGGTAAAGAAAACGAAGAAGGAATTATAACAGAAATACATCAACATTTTCCTAGTGATGGAACATTTGTTTGTATTAATAATTATAATCCTTTATTTAAACATAGAGTTGAACAAAACGATTTAACTAAAAACAGATTTACTTTTAACTTTAAATTTAAAATACACTAACATGAACCTTAATTTTGATTATCAATTTGACGTATATAAATTCTTTGAAGTAGGATTTAACATTGGCATATTACCTAATGATTTGACTGAAGATGCAAAACAAATAATAGCAGAAACTAAATTTGAAAATTTTATTGAAGAAAATCAAAAGACAATAGAAAATAAAACAAATTCAAATCTTACCGAGGCAGATATTAAAAAAGGTCCTATTGCAGCAACATGGTCTCAAATGCCATTAGATACTTTAACTAATATTATATCTCCTAATAATAAAAAAATTTATACTATAAATGATTTCCCCTATGAAGAACAATTAAGAGATTTATACTGTTACAATAATGCACCTGATAGTGTAAAAGAATTAGCAATTAAAGTTTTAGAAATGCCATTTTTTGATCCGTTAAGATTAAGTTTAGTAAAAGATGGTATGACACAGAATACTTGGTTAAGAACTATTAAATCTTTTACTTATGGTTTATGGAATGGTACAGAAGATTTACCTTGGCATAATGATTCCGATGATTGTTGTAATATGATTGTATTGATGTACTTTAATGATTATCCTGAATGGAAACCAGAATGGAATGGACAAATATGTTTTGGTAAAGAACAAGAAGATGGAAGTATTAAAGAAATACATCATCATTATCCAGTTGATGGAACATTTGTTTGTATTAATAACTATAATCCTTTAATGAGACATAGTACAATAGCAAACGATTATACTAAAAATAGATATACTTTTAATTTTAAATTTAAATTTGAATAGTGTATAAATGTTACGTAACAACATAAAACAAATAATATGATAAATGTTTGCTGTGTTTTTTATAATAATAGAGAAGATATCTATAAAGTTGAAAATTTGCATGACATGGTAAAAAAACATTTAACTTTACCTTTTAAATTTTATTGTTTTATAGATCAATCAGACTTTGTTTATGAGAATAAAAATGATATAATATTTAAAACATTGCCAAGAAAAGATTTATTAGGATGGTGGAATAAATTGCAATTATTCAATTCTGAAATAGAATTAGAAGGAATAAATATTTTTTTAGATTTAAATGTAAAAATTACAAAAAACATTAATAATTTTGCTACATATCATAACAATTATTCTTTTAATATAACAGAAAATTTTGAATCAAACATAATAAAATGGAACAATAAAACAGCATCTTTTATATGGAAAGAATATATTACTAAATATTTTTCAATATTACATATAAAGTTTAATGATGAAATAGCTTCTATTATATTTGAAGAATATAAAAAAAAGAAGAAAGATATTTATTTTTTTAATGAACAACAAGTTTTAAAAAATATAATGTATAATAATAAATTATTAAAATTTTTTCCTAAAGACTGGAGTTTATAATAAAGATATATGGTTTATTTACCTTCTAAAAGTTGTGCCATTTAATGAAAATAAAGGTATAGTACCTGACATAAAGAATTATTATATGGCTGAATTTTTTTTATAAATAGTAATATAACAACATAAAGGTGAATGATATGACAATTAATATAAACGGTAAAGAATATGACGAAACTAAGTTTGACGACATATTAAAAAATTACATTATAGCTAGACAAGAAATACAAAATAGTAGAATTAGAATAGTTATGGAACTTGAAAAAATTGATGTTCTTACAAACTATTATAATTCTAAAATTAATGAAGAATTAAAAAAATTAGAAGAACCAAAAGAAAATAATAAAGAATAAAAAATGGCAGGTATAGCAAACTTATCAATAGACGCTGGCGCTACATTTACAAGTGATGTATTGGTACAAAATGATGATGGTACAGCTTTTAACTTAGCGGGTTATACAGCTCAAGGCAAAATGTCAAAGGGGTATTCTGTTACTTACGATAGAGTATATTTTGATATTACTGTCTATGAAGCTGACGGAATTGTAACTATAAAATTGGATCCAGCTACAACTGCTTTGTTAGAAGATGGACGTTGGGTATATGATGTTGAAATAACAAACACAGCTGACAGCACTGTAACTCGTGTGGTTGAAGGTATTATTACTGTTTATCCTGGCGTAGTTTCTACTTACACTGTATAATTAAAAAATTTGTTTGTAGGTAATTTTATTTCGGTATTGTTTTTTGAAAAATGATAATCTCCATCTGGGCCATTATCACAAAAAGGTCCTGAAATTAATCTAAAACCTAAATTCTCAACATATTTAATTACTTCATCTCTTAGAGGTGCGCCTTTATTATATTCTACTATTTGTAATTCTAATATTAAATCTTTACAATGTTTTAAAGCTTCTTTAGATCCTTTTAGTACATCTAATTCAGCACCTTGTACATCTATTTTTATCAAGTCCGGCATAGGTAGATTTCTTGAACTTATGATACCATCTAAAGTTTTAGTTTTATATAATTTTTTATTACTTTCATTATACAATTTATTAGATTCAGAACTGATTTGTTCGTTTTCTTTATAATAACTATTTCCACCAGGATGATAAGTGTTTTTATAAAAATTAACTTCTTTATCATTTACATCACTTAATACACCTATATGATATTGTAAATTATTTTCTTTATATAAAAATTCACACTCAGACATAGCTTCAAAAACAACATACTCAGCATTTGGCCATATTGTTTTAGCTTCACTTGTCCAATGTAAAACACAAGCACCTATATCGTAAATTACTTTAGGTGATATGTTTAAGCTTTTTAAATAATCTACATGTATTTGAGGTAGTAATCTTTTAGTTGATAATTCTTTTAATCTATCAGGTATATTAAGTTCATCTTTTTTTAAAGTTGGTGTATTAGTTGTACTTTCTACTTTAAAAATTGTATTACCTATATGTTCACAATGTACTGTTGTATCGGCAAATATTCCAAAACCTTTTGATTTAACTTTTCTACAAAAATCAACATCTTCCGATATTGTGTTTTTATGATCTATTGCTGAATGATAAACAAAATGAGGATAAGATATTGATCTAAAAACATCTCCTTTAATTAATACACAGCCCATACCACATGCTACTAATTCCACTAATGGAATATCTTTTATTTTTTCAAATGGTATATTTGAACATCCGCCTTTTTCATTAGGTTCATAAACTTCTAATATATGTTCGTTTTGTTTTCTTTGTATATACAGACCTGACACCATATCTTTATTATGACTTAAAAGTTTTTTAAGTGTATCTGGTGAAAAAGAAATATCACTATCTACCGAAAACAAATAATCATAATGAGTTGACCAATGTGCTATTAAATTTCTTATTTGATCTATTTGATAACCAAAGAAAAATTGTAATTCTGTAGTATAACCTTCAGGAACTTCAAGATCGTAGATGGCCTTCATTGTTTTTGTTTCAACGTATTTGTTTGTTGGTATAGCAATTAATATCTTTTTCATTGAGTTAATATCCTGTTTGCGTTTTTAGTTTGTTCTTCAGAGTTTACTTTATAATCATTTAAAGGGTGTGTATCATTATAATTATAAACAATGTCTTGTACTACTTTAATACTTTCGGGTTGACATTTTTCTATTAGAGAATAAAAAATAGAACCATCTCCTCCTGCTTTATACCATTTTCCATTTTCATCTTTAAACATATTTTCATCAACATTTTCTAAAAGATATGCCTTAAATGTTCTTAAATGAGTGTAAGGCATGTTCCAATTAAATTTATATTGTCTATATTTCTTTTCTTTTTTAATTTGTTCTGGATAAGGTTGAGATACTAAAGGTATATTATCTACCATCGACCAACATGAACCATAACTAAACTCAGTTGTACCATCATAAAGATTATTGTAAAAATGAAATATTTGATTATCGTTTACTAAAGAATCATCTCCATCTAAAAACATTACAATATCATCACGTTCACAAAATTTGTTTATTGATTCTATTTGATTTCTTACAGCACCTTTATTTTCTGTGTTTCGTATCACTTTAATCTTATCACTTTTATATTTTTTAGCTAACTCATAAGTATTATCTGTAGAACAATCATCAATAACAATCATTAAATAATTATCATAGTCTTGTGTAATAACTGATTTAATACATTTCTCAATATATTTAGAAGCATTATAAGTAGGCGTAATCAAAACAATTCTTTGTTGTGTATTTCTTGGTAAATAATTTTCTTCGTAATTGCTAAATCTTCTACCAAATACTTTTTTAACCCTAGAATTGATATGACTTACTTTTTTATATTCTTCTTTTGAAAGATATTCACCTAATTTTTTATAGATATGTTGTTTCCATTGTAATGCTACAGAATCCCAACCTACAATGTCTTTTATAATATTGCATGAATACATTTTTTGTTGATGTAAATATCTATTATCATTGGTCTGTAAAACCATATTTACAAATTTATTTTCTTGTTCTTTTTTATCAATAAATCTAAAAAGACTATTTGGTTCTATTGCGTAATCAATTAAGTAACAGGCCTGTTCAACAGCTGTTTCTTCTAAAGCTCCAAAACGAGTTGTAATTAAAGGAGTGTTATATGCTAAAGATTCTAAAGTTGAAATACCAAATGTTTCAGGAAAAGCACCAGGAAATAACATGAAACTGGCTTTTGCCATTAATTCTGCTATTTCGGATTGTTTAATGATACCTGTAAATTCTACATCTAATTTTTTATATTTTTCATCAACAACTAATTCTCTCCATTTTTTTTCTTGTTCATCAGGAGCAGCATTTTCTCTAAATCTATAATAACCACCAATTACTTTTAATTTAGCTTCAGGTATTTGTTGTTTAATTCTTTCCCACATATTCTCAACTAAAGGTAACATACCTTTTGTAACAGAAGCATTATAAACATATAAATGAGGATCTTTTTGTCTTATATCTATTTCATCTTTGTAAAGTACAATGCCATTACGTGTCATAAACATATGAGATTTCAGTACTTCAAAATTTCTTCTTTTGCCATGATCGCATGTAGTTACATAAGAAGTATGAAAATCTGAAAGAGTAAACATTTCATCTATATCTTTATGAACAATCATATCTTCTAATAAATGATCACCTTTAGCAAAAGTATCGTGCATCCACATTGCTTTAAATTTAGCATTTTGTTTTATTTTAGAATATCTTTGAGGTTTAAAATTTTCGAATTGATTATATAAATGTGGAGGTAAAAATGGTATTACCGTTCTGGAAGATATAACCACATCAAAATTAAAATCGTTTTTATAATCTAATATAGTATGATCTATATATTGAACATTATCAAATGTTCCTTCTTTTGATTCTTTATCTATACAATTATTAAATACTGTTACTTTGAAATTCTTTTTGGCTAGTTCTTTTGCAAGTAAAATAACAGCGGATTCAGATCCACCTAAACCTCTTTTGTTTAAAGTATCACCATCGTAAGTCAATCCAATGATGTCAATAATTGCTATAGAAATCATTTAAAATACATTCATATAAAGTTAAGATTATTTATAAATATACTATAACATAATATGGTTGGTTTGTCAATCTAAAGAATTAAAAAAATAAATGCCAGTAATTAAAGGTCCTACACAACAAGTAAGAGTTACACTACCATCCAGAGGTGGGCCAGGCTACACAGGTTCTAAAGGAGATCCTGGTGGTTATACTGGTTCACAAGGAAATACAGGTTATACAGGTTCTCAAGGTATTGGCTATACAGGTTCTAAAGGAGATGCCGGTGGATATACAGGTTCACGAGGTGATATAGGTTATACTGGAAGTTCGGGCACTATAGGATATACAGGATCTGCCGGTGCTGGTTATACAGGTTCAACAGGATTTACTGGATCGGCAGGAGTTGGTTACACAGGATCTTCTGGAGTAGGATATACAGGATCAGCAGGTTCTGGTTACACAGGTTCTCAAGGAAGTTTAGGGTACACAGGATCAAAAGGTACTGATGGAACAATTGGTAGAGATGGTTATACAGGTTCAACAGGATTTACCGGATCAGCAGGTGCTGGTTACACAGGATCAAAAGGAGATTTAGGATATTCAGGTAGTTTAGGTTATACAGGATCAAAAGGCACTGATGGAACAATTGGTAGAGATGGTTATACAGGTTCAACAGGATTTACCGGATCAGCAGGTGCTGGTTATACGGGTTCTGCCGGCTCAACAGGATTT